TCAATGAAAATAAAAACAATCATGAGATTTTATTTTTGCCAGTATAAGTAAATGATTATAATCGTCTGTGGGTAGACCAGACGTTTGAATGGATGAGATCAGTTCGTAAGGCTTGGGTCGACAGAACCCTTCCTGAAAAGAACTATCGCTCAAATTCAAAGATCTGCAAATCATGTCCTATTAAAAAGGCTTGTGCAGATGCTGGCAAGGGAGACTTTAAACTAAAGTCCTTGGAGCCTATAGATGAAGCATTGTCAATGGTGTGATAAACAATTTAAAACTGATATAACCTATCAGATCTATTGTTCGCCAGAATGTAGAGACCAGTCAACAAAAGAAAAAATTGCTGCAAGGTATATGGTTTCTAGACGACAAAAAAGAAAGGGGAAGGAAAGAAATTGCAAATCATGCAAGGAGGCTTTGTCAATTTATAATGACGATAATCTTTGTGTAAAATGTAATGTAAATCCTTCTGATGTAGCAAAAGCATTAAAAGAAATTAAGGATAATTTAAAATGAAACTAGCAGAGGCAATAGGAACTAAAATTCCAAATACTATTTGTGCAATTGATGCAAGCACAAACAGTCTTGCCTTTGCTATTTTTAATACTCAACAAAAGACTTTAGAGTCAGTAGGAAAGATTAACTTTAAAGGCAAAGACACCTATGAAAAAGTTATGGATGCTGGACAAAAGGTTAAGTTGTTTCTTGATATGTATGGTGGATTTGAAGCCATTGTAATTGAGCACACAGTATTTATGAACAGTCCCAAGACAGCAGCAGACCTGGCTTTAGTTCAAGGAGCAATTCTTGGATCAGCAGGTCAATCTGGAACCAAAGTTATAGGCAAGGTATCTCCAATTACTTGGCAAAACTTTATTGGTAACAAAAAGATTTCCAAAGATGAGCAACTGTTTATTCGTTCTCAGAATCCTGGTAAGTCAGTTTCTTGGTATAAAACTTATGAGAGAAACCTTCGCAAAGAAAGAACAATTAAGTTTATTAATATTAATTACGATAGGACAATTACTGATAATGATGTTGCGGATGCCTGCGGTATTGGCCACTGGGCATTAAAGAATTGGGCAAAGGCAATAGGAATGGAATAATGGAAAGAGAATCTTTTAACTTTAAAGAAGAAAACGAGGATGTTATTTTAACAGTCAGAACTCTGGCCCCCACAAAATGGATCCTTTTAGACAGGGAGACTGGACAGATTTATCAAGGTAGCCCAAAGGGACACTGGGATAGGCTTGAGCCAGTCATCAAGGTTGACAAGGAGTAGACATGGCTGCTAAACTATATACAAGCGAGACTTTTATGCGTAAGAGATATCTTATGGATAAGAAGACTCCAGAAGAGATTGCAAAGGAGTGTGGAGTGAGTCTAGAGACCATCTATGTCTACCTTGCAAAATTTGGATTAAGGAAATCAAAACGATGAAAAAAATTAAACACATTCTATTCTTAATGTCACTATTTGCTGCTGCGGGTTTGACATACACAATTATTACATTAAAGAATATTCCAGAGTCTTTTGATTGGGAGGAAGATGATGAGTGATAATTTAAACATTACAGTCGACCAAGTTAATAACCCATTGCACTACACCTCAGATCCTTCAGGCATTGAATGCATTGAGATTACTAGACATAGAAACTTTAATATTGGAAATGCTTTTAAGTACCTTTGGAGAGCAGGACTTAAAGATGAGCAAAAAACAATACAAGATTTAGAGAAAGCAATCTTTTATATCAAAGATGAGATTAATAGACTAGAAGGAAAATATGTCAACTGAAGATGATCTAGTTAAGCACCTTGACCAAGTAAACTTGGTAGTAGAAGAATACCTAAAAGGTAATGACCCAACAGTAATCTCTAAGCAACTTTCAATACCAAGACAAAGAGTAGTAACTCTTATTAATGAGTGGAAAGTTATGGCATCTGCTAATGATGCTATCCGTGCTCGTGCCAAAGAAGCACTTGCTGCTGCTGATACACACTACAGTAAGTTAGTGTCTCGCACATACGAAGTTATTGATGAAGCATCAATGACAAATAATCTTAGCGCAAAGACTGCTGCAATTAAACTTGTTATGGACATTGAGTCTAAGCGTATTGATATGCTACAAAAGGCTGGACTACTTGAGAATAAAGAATTAGCAGAAGAGATGATAGAGATTGAAAGAAGGCAGGAAGTTCTTGTCCTTATCCTAAAAGACATTGCATCCGAATACCCACAAATTCGTGATGAGATTATGCGTAGACTATCTTCATTTGCAAAAGACAACGAGGTGATTACAGTTGTCCACGATGTTCAATGAGTTTCTTGAAGTACTTAAGGATAACCATTTTCAAGAAACACCAGTAGACGCAAAGACATTTGTTGAGGGTGAAGCGTACCTTGGGCAACCTGGACTGTCTGATATTCAGTACGATATTGTAGAGGCAATGAGCCAGATCTATCGCAAAGAAGATCTAATTGATATAATGGGAGAAGAAGAAGGCACAAGATACTTTGAAAAATATACAAAGAATGAAATTATCCTGCAACTTGGCAAGGGATCTGGAAAAGACTTCGTATCAACAGTAGCATGTGCATATATTGTATACAAACTACTATGTTTGAAAGACCCAGCAAAGTATTTTGGTAAGCCAGCAGGTGATGCTATTGATTTAATTAACGTTGCTATTAACGCACAGCAGGCTAAGAATGTTTTCTTTAAAGGTTTTAAATCAAAGATTGAAAGATCCCCATGGTTTGCTGGAAAGTTTTATGCTAAAGCAGATTCAGTTGAGTTTGATAAATCAATTACTGTTTACTCTGGTCACTCAGAAAGAGAATCCCATGAGGGACTAAACCTTCTTCTTGCAGTGCTTGATGAGATTTCTGGTTTTGCATCTGAAGTTGGAACAGGTAATGAGCAAGGAAAGACTGCTGAGAATATCTACAAGGCTTTCCGTGGATCAGTTGATTCTCGCTTTCCAGACCTTGGGAAGGTTGTCTTGCTTTCATTCCCAAGATACCCAGGAGACTACATCTCAGAGAAGTACGATGCAGTTGTTGCTGAGAAAGAAATAGTTGAAAGAACACACGAGTTTATTATTAATCCATTGCTTCCTGATACAGACCCAAACAATAAGTTTGAAATTTCCTGGGATGAAGATCACATCATCTCATACAAATACCCTGGAGTCTTTGCACTAAAAAGACCTACATGGGAAGTAAACCCAACAAGACAGATTGATGATTTTAAAATTGCTTTTATGACTGACCTTGGAGATGCAATGATGCGCTTTACATGTGTACCAACTTTTGCCTCTGATGCATTCTTTAAGCAACAGGAAAAAGTAAGAGCATGCATGACACTTAGAAACCCTGTGGATAACTTTAGAAGATTTGATGAAGCCTTTAAGCCTGACCCAGACAAAGTTTATTATGTCCACGCCGACCTTGCCCAGAAGCACGATAAGTGTGCTGTCGCTATTGCACATGTAGAAAAATGGGTAAACATACAAGTCATTAATAACTATGAACAAGTAGCACCAATAGTTGTAGTAGATGCGGTAGCATGGTGGGAACCAAAGATAGAAGGCCCAGTTAATCTTTCAGAAGTTAAACAATGGATTCAGAATTTAAGAAGACTTGGGTTTAATATTGGAATGGTTTCCTTTGACCGTTGGCAGTCGTTTGATATTCAAAATGAATTGAAGCAGGTTGGAATGAGAACTGATACTGTTTCTGTTGCCAAGAAACATTATGAAGATATGGCTATGCTTGTATACGAAGAAAGACTTGCTATGCCATCTATCGAACTTTTGTTTGATGAACTAACACAATTAAAGATAATGAAAAATGATAGAGTTGACCACCCCCGCAAAAAATCTAAGGACTTAGCAGATGCGGTGTGTGGGGCAATCTTTGGGGCTATCTCTCATACCCCAAAGGATCAAAATCAGGTCATCGAGGTTCACACTATTAGTGATAGACCTAAGCAAGTTGACAGACCTGGGGAGAACGTGATACAATATAAACCTATGCCAGATGATGTAAAAGATTATTTGGATAGATTCAATCTATTATAAAGAAAAGGAATAAATTAAATGAAATCATTTAAGAAAATCGCTC